ACTGCTGTAACAGGTGGTGACGGAGTGTCTTTAATTAACTCTTCACACCCACTTGCAACTGGTGGTACATTCTCAAACGTTCTTGCAACTGCTGCAGATCTTAATGAAACTTCATTAGAGCAGTCATTAATTGACATCTCAGGATTTGTCGATGAAAGAGGCTTGAAAATAGCTTCTACTGGAAGAAAAATGATTATTCCAAAAGAACTTCAGTTCACAGCGGAAAGAATCATGAAATCTCCAATGAGAACGGCAACTGCAGACAACGACATTAATGCGATCAATAACATGGGTATGGTGCCTGAAGGTTATAGAATTAATAATTTCTTAACTGATACAGACTCATACTTCTTGTTAACTGATGTACCTAATGGACTAAAAATGTTTGTTAGATCACCGATCAAAACTGCTATGGAAGGTGACTTCGATACAGGTAATATGAGATTTAAGGCAAGAGAAAGATACTCTTTTGGATTTTCTGATCCAAGATGTGTATTTGGTAACGGAAATTTACCAACTAGCTAATAAATAGCATATCAATTGAATATTAAGGGGCGGTGTTCACATCGCCCCTTTTTTTATGTATAATATTAAAACCTAGATAAAATTATTATGTAGACTGGCTAGGCAGACGGTATAGAGACTACGTAATCAACGCTATACAAAGGAGAAAATTATGGCAGGAACACACTTTACAAACGCAGTAATGTTTGCTGGTTTGAATAACAACAAAAAATGGTTCAGAGATTTACCAGTAGATAACAATCCTAACTACATATGTTATAAAGATGATTTTATTTACAACACGCTACCTTCATCAGAATGGTCAACAGCTATTGCAGATGGTGGAGCAGCAGCTGGAATATCTAACGAAGTAGGTGGAGCGGTCACTTTGACTTCAGCTAATACTACAGATAATAATGGATTAGCTTTAGTAAAAACTGCAAACACTTTTCAAGCGGTAGCAGAAACTCGTGACAGCACTGGAGCAATAACTAACCCTGGAACAATTATTTGGTATGAGGCGAGAATTAAGAATAATGACGCTAACGCTACTGACTATGGAACTGGATTAGTTGAAACTTTTACTGGAACTTCAGGATGGAGATCTGCAAACAGAATATCTATTGAATCTAACAATGGTGAACAGTTTTACAGATTCGTGACTAAAAACGCTTCAGGAACAAATCAAGTTCAACACACTACACACACTATTGTAGATGATCAATATGATACTGTAGGTTTTAGATGTGATAGAGCAGGAAAAGTTGAGTTTTTTGTAAACAGAATATTAGCAGCTACTGTTACAGCAAATATCAATACTGATGATATGCAAATGTTTGCAGCTTCAGTATCAGCTTCTGCATCTGGACAGAGAGTAACAACATTAGACTATATTAGTACAACTCAGAACAGAAATGCTTCTGAATTGATTGGTAAAATCTAATAATTAATTAGTGGCTCCTACGGGAGCCACTTAATAGGAGTGTTATGAGTTTTAAGACTGATATACAAGCAACAAGATCAGATGCTGCTGCAGGAGCTTCTGCAATTATTGCACAACCAGTAAGACTACGTGGTATAATAATTGCTTCAAGTGGAGGCGGTGCAGGAGTATTGGAATTAACTACTACATCAAATTCTGGAACAACTTTGTTTCAAGCTGATGTTCCAACAGGAGATGTGATTAATTTTAATTTTCCAGAAGATGGTATTTTGTTTCCAAAAGGAATATTTTGTAAAACAAAAACACATGTAACTGCATATACTTTGTTAACAGATAAATATTCTGGACCAAATTTAACTACTAGTAACGGATAATTATGAGTGGTGGCGGAAGTTTTACCTCTGATCAATCGGTAGCACACGCCACCTCTACAGGTCAAATGGTTCCTACTACTCAAAGAGCAAGATTAACGTCTATTCAAGGAAAAGGTAATGATGCGAACGGATCTATTATTTTTAAAAGTGGTGGTGGTAGTGGCACAACAATAGCTACCTATTTATTTGGCGAAGAGGGTTTAGATATGTATTTACCTGGTTCTGGTATACTTTTTAAAGAAGGAATTCACGCAACAATTTCTGGCACGGCTGGAGTAACAATAACATTTACGTAATATGAGCAAAATAAATCATATAATTTCTGGTGGCAAATTTGCTGGAAAAAAAATGTCTGAATTATTAAAAAAAATTAAACATAAAAAGTCTAGTGTTAAATCAAAACAAAATATTGAAAAATTAGGATTTGGAACAAAAAGTTTACAAAAATACAATATAAGAGCTAGGGACGCACAAACCAAAGTTGTTCCTACAAAAAGTCAATCTCAAGTTGGCGGTTCTTTTCAAACACATAGAGTAAGAACTAGAATGGGAAGAGCAGCTGCAGGATCTGAAAGTAAAATAAATTTTAAACCATTTCCAACCATGGAAAGAATGTTTAAAAAAGATATTCAAAAAGGTAGTTTACAAGATTACGCTGATACAAAAAAATATTTAAAAAATACATTATCAGATGTTAAAAAGAAAAAAACTGGAGGAATTTTAAAATTAAAAAGAGGCGGTGATAACATGCCTAAAAGAAATAAAAAAAATTTTAGACCGACAGAAAAAGGTGCCGGAATGACAAAAGCTGGTGTTGCAGCTTATAGAAGAGCTAACCCAGGTTCAAAATTACGAACAGCTGTGACAGGTAAAGTTAAACCAGGTTCAAAAGCTGCTAAAAGACGTAAATCTTTTTGCGCACGATCAGCAGGACAAATGAAAAAATTTCCAAAAGCTGCTGCAGACCCTAATTCTAGACTAAGACAAGCGAGAAGAAGATGGAAGTGTTAAATTGTACTTTATGTTTACACCCTTGTCATTGTAAAGGAGTGGGTCAATATATTAATACCAATCAATGTATTGGATATGATTGCGAGTGTAGGACTTGCACTCATCCAAAAGAGGAGGAGAAAAAAATGTTAAAAAAAATATGGAAAAAAATAAAAAGCTGGTTTTGGGTTAAGTAATGAAAGAGGGTAGTAATGAATATCAAATTCACAGCATTACTAATATTTTTAATATGTTTGTTGGCCTTGTTTGTAAGGCCAACATCTTATACGCCATTGAAACTAGATAAAAAAAATTATATAATTCCTTTACCAAAACCAAAAATAAATGAGTAATAAACCTTTATCAATATCTGAATCCGCTGCCGTGCAAATGCCAATGAAGACGGTTGCTAGTTTGATAATTATCGTGGCACTTGGCACCATGGGTTATTTTCAAATGGTTGAACGTTTAAATATAGCTGACACTAAGATTAAAATAATGGAGCAAGATGTTGAGCAGAACACAGAGTTTAGGATAAAATGGCCACGTGGTCAGATGGGATCATTACCCGCAGATTCTGAGCAGTACATGATGTTAGAGGATCTTTATAAAACCACTGATCGTATTAACAAACACATTGAGGACATGGCTTTAAATAAAGTTAACATTGAGTTTTTAACAAAACAGATGGATAAAGTTTTATCTGATATTGAAAAATTAAAAGATGCAAACAGAGATATGCACTATAAGAATGGTAATGGACAATGATAGAAACTGTTGTAGGATTACTTATGTTTGTAAACGGAGAAATTAAGGAAGCTCGTTTGCAAGACTCAATGGCAATGTGCCTCCGTGGGAAGCGCAAAGCTGAGAGACAATACTCAGAAACGGTATCTTACAAATGCTGGAAGGGTTCTGCGGAGTTAGAGGACAATATTGACGGTAGTAAAAGCATAAAAAAATTAATAATAAAATGATTAAACTATTAAAAAAACTTTTAGGATTTGATATACTAGAAAAACGTATTAGAATTTTAGAAAGAAAAAACTATTGGAGGGAAAAATACAAACATGGCATATCTGAACGCAAACATACCTCCAATATATTGTAAAGTTAGAAAAGAATATCTTTATGACATGGACGAAAAATATAAGAAACAAAGTAGTGACTGTGTTGTCTTTGGTCTTACTTCCATTTCAGGTCGTGCTTTATTATTTAACATTATGCTTCCAAATGGTGCATGTTATTGGAGATTACCTATCTCAGCGTTTTTTCAAAAAGAGTTTGAAAGATTTCAAGTCCCAGATATGGCAGTACAAGAATTGGAACTATGGAATTGTTTTAGCTATTGGCCTAGTGTTCATTGTTTTGATTGGTTGGATGGTTTAAATGGAAAATATATGGGTATCGATAAAAAATTTCATCATGGTAAATATTTATTCACAATTGATTGGGCTAGTCCAGATACTAACATCTTGGACACTGAACATTCTGAAATACCTCAAGAACATAAGTGTGCACACATACTGGCTCTTACTAACGGCAATTATGCAGGTCAGCCTAATAATCGTCTTTTGTGGCATGTTAATAGCTACACTGTTGATAACAGTTGGCCTGACTATAAAGTCCAAACTACGTATTGGGATGCAGAAGATACAACAATGGTGACAGAAGATACAGATAAAATGTTTTATCAAATGAAAGAAAAATGGAAGTAATAGATAATTTTTTATCTAAAGAAGAATTTATCAATATAAAAAAAACTATAATAGATAGATCGTTCCCTTTATATTTTGCAGATTATATTAATGATAATGACAAATTAAATTATTATTTTTTACATTTTTTTTATGATGAATTTGTTCCCATGAGTCCTTTTTTAAATATCTTAAAACCTTTATTTGAAAAATTAAAAATTAAAGCACTCTTGAGAGCAAAAGTTAATTGTTTTCCAAGAACAGAGAAACTTATAATTTATGAACCACACCGAGACTATGATTTTAGTCATAATGGTGCTATACTGTATTTAAATAATTGTAATGGGGGAACATATGTTGGAGACAAATTTTTTCAATCAAAAGAAAACAGAGTCCTTTTATTTGACTCCTCACAAAAACATAGTAGTACAAACTGCACAGATCAAAAGTGTAGATATAATATTAATATAAATTTTTTTTAATGAATCTTTCACGTAACTTTACCCTTTCAGAGCTAACAAAAAGCGACACCGCCATTAGAAGGGGCATCAATAATAATCCTAATGCAGAACAAATAGAAAAATTAAAAGCACTTTGTGAAAATATTCTCCAGCCGGTGCGTGATCATTTCGGCAGGGTTAAGGTGACCAGCGGGTTCCGTAGCGTAGAGTTGTGTGAAGCCATCGGCAGCTCAAGCAGGTCACAACATGCAAAAGCTGAGGCAGCAGATTTTGAATGTATTGGTGTAGACAACGCAGAACTTTTTGATTGGATCAAATCTAACCTTACACCAGATCAACTAATACTTGAGTTTTATACTCCGGGTGAACCCAATAGTGGATGGATACATTGTTCATGGGTTGAGGGAACACCAAGAGCTAGTTTTCTACATGCTTTTAAATCAGAAGGGAAAACTAAATATAAACCTATTCTTGGAAAAGCAAAAGATTTAGTATAAAAATCTTTTAATGGTTAAATTACTTACACACTTAGAAATACCAGTGCAACAACAAATATTTTTTTATGAGGCACAAATGCCCTCTTTTAACGAAAACTATTTTATACAAAAAATAGAAGAGGGTATTAAATTACAAAATAACTTTAATTATAAAACTAATGTAAAAGGTTTTATGACATCATGGAAATATTTTAATGAAGATCAGGAATTTCACAATTTATTAACAAATTTTTTTACAGGCATAAAATTTAGAAAACCTTGTAATTATAAATTAATGGATTCATGGGGTTTAAAATGTATACAAGGTAATAGAACAGAGTTTCACAACCACATGGAAGCATCTGCATCAGGTATTTTTTATTTGTCTGATTGCACCTCACCAATAATTTTTCCACAATTAGAAAAAGAATTTTATCCTAAAAAAGGTAAAGTTTTATTTTTTGATCCAACTTTAACGCACGGGACAGCTGAAATAAAAGAAGGCGAAAAATATGCTATAGCTTTTAATCTATTTGAATCAAAAGCCTGGGACTAATGATTTTTAAATATGAAATACCTAATTTTGAAAGTCACAAGGATACTTTAATTAATTTATTAGATAATAATATTAATTACACAATTCAAAATGATAAAGAAACAATAAGTAAAACAGATTGGCAATTACCAGAAAATTTAAAACAAGAATATTGGTCCTATTTAAAAGACAATATATTAATTGATTTTAATAAGAACTTTACAAAAAAAGTTAATGCAAAAAAAATATTTTATAACAATTATTGGTTTCAAATTTATCAATTAGGTGATTCTCATCATGCACACCGACACCCAAATTGTATGTTCACAAACATTATTTTTGTAAATTTACCTAAAGATCGCTTAAAAACTAATATTTGGGATCTTAATAATGTTAAATTTGACTTGTCGGTTCAAGAGGGTGACATCATAACTTTCCCAAGTTATTTACTACATGAATCTCCAAAAAATATATTTTTTGAAAGGAAAGTCATTATTTCTTTCAACACTAATATAGCATAAATCAACAAATGAGGGTACTATACTGTTTAATACAAAAATGTTAATATATCTTAAATACCATTTGGAGGACTATGCCATTAAATAAAAAAGGTAAAAAAATCATGAGCTCTATGAAAGATCAATATGGAGACAAAAAAGGAGCAGCGGTTTTTTATGCTTCAGTAAACAAAGGTAAACTGAAGGGTGTTAAAAAAGCGGCAATGGGTAGAGCTATGTTTAGACAAACTACTTCAAAAGCTCCTGGCGATGCACAAATGAAAGTAAAAGAGCCTTATGTTGGAAGTTATATAAAATCAGAAATTGATGGCACTAAAATTTCTAATAAAAGTTATGAAAAATATTATGGAAGTTTATTGAAAGGATTTAAAAATGGCTAGAGATTCATCAGGACTAAAAAAAATTGGATTGCAAGTACCTAAAATAGTTTTAAGAGCAGCAGGTAATGATCCTAAAAGATTAAAAAAAATTAAAGAAATATTTGGTAAGAAAAAACAAATGAAATTTCCAGGCATGAAAATGGGTGGGTTAACAGATTACTATAAAGATATATTATAATGGCTACATCAGGAACTACAGCATTTAATTTAAATATCGATGATATTATTCAAGAGGGCTATCAAAGATGTGCAGTAACAACCACTTCAGGATATGATTTAAGATCTGCAAGAAGAAGTTTAGATTTATTATTTGCTGAATGGGGTAATCGTGGAATTCATCTTTGGAAAGTAGAGTTAAATGAGAATGCTTTAGTTTCTGGACAAGCTGAGTATTCTGTGCAATCTGATGTTAGTGATGTATTAGAGGCGTTCGTTTCGTCTACAGCAACTGCAAGTGATAATGCAAACACACAAGACATATCATTAACCAAAATTGATAGATCTGCTTACGCTGCTTTACCTAACAAACTTGCAACTGGTCAACCATCACAATATTATGTTGAAAGAAAAACAACTCCTAAGATTTATCTATATCAGGCACCTGATTTAAACACATATACAACTTTGAAATATTATGTAATAAAAAGAATAGAAGATGCTGGAGCTTACACAAATGATGCAGACGTGGTCTATAGATTTTTACCATGTATGTGTGCAGGTATAGCTTATTATTTATCAATGAAAGTTGCACCACAAATGGTTCAACAAAATAAATTAATTTATGAGGATGAGTTAAAAAGAGCGTTGGATGAAGATGGTCAAAGAACATCTGTTTACCTTTCACCTCAATCATTCTATCCGAGCGGAGTTTAATTATGTCAAAATTTGCAACTGGTAAAAACTCTTTAGCAATATCTGATAGATCAGGTCAAGCTTTTCCATATAATGAAATGGTTAAAGAATGGAATGGCTCTCTTGTTCACATATCAGAGTTTGAACCTAAACATCCACAAATACGTAGAAGACAAGCAGTAAGTGATGCAATAGCGTTACAAGATGCAAGACCTATGAGATTTCAACAACCATCAGTAAAATTTTCTAACGACACTACAATATCAGATTCAGGTGGAGCATCTGTTGGAGTTGCAAATTTATCTTTACCAGGAGATTTTGGTTTTATAACTCAAGGAACCTCAGCTATGAAACCTGCAGATCCATCATTACAAAATAGGAGAAGAGAACTTATTGCAACAATAAATTCTGTGGAGGTTAGTATATCATAATGGCAATCACTCACTCAGCATTTTTAACACAGGTAAGAAATTATACCGAGGTAGATAGTAATGTTTTAACAGACGCTATCATACAAGATTTTATAAGAAATGTAGAGCTGGATGTAGCAGGTAAAGTAGATTATGATGATTTACGTAAGTATGCTACATCTAATTTTACAGCTGGAAATAGAGCTGTATCAATGCCATCAGATTTATTAATATTAAGATCTGTTGAACGAATAGACTCTGGTGGTAACAGAGAATTTTTAGAAAAAAGAGACACAAGTTTTATATCTGAATTTAATGGGACTGGTAAACAAGGTACACCAAAATATTATGCTAATTATGATGATTTTAATATTATTGTTGCTCCCACACCTGCCGCAGCTGATACTGTACAAATAAATTATATTAAGGACGCACCAAATTTTACTTCAACCAATAATACTTTTTTGTCTACTTATCAAGAATCCATGCTTTTACATGGTGTTCTATCTGAGGCATTCAGATTTTTAAAGGGACCACAGGATATGTACAAGTTATATGAAACAAAGTATAATGAAGAATTACAGAATTTTGCTCTACAACAAATGGGCAGAAGAAGACGTGGCGAGTATGATGATGGGGTTCCAAGAGTAAAAATTCAATCTCCTACTCCAAACACAACTTATTAATAATAGGAGGCCATTATGGCAATAACAACAAATGCAATATGCGATAGTTTTAAAAAAGAACTATTACAAGGTAAGCATGATTTTGACACATCGTCTGATACTTATAAATTAGCGATGTTTACAAACTCGGCATCATTAGGAAAATCAACAACAAACTATACTACAGGGAATGAAGTTTCATCTCCATCAGGTTACAGTGCTGGTGGAAAAGCTTTGGTAAACCAAGGTGTAAAAGTTTCATCATCTGTAGCTATAACTGATTTTGCTGATTTATCTTTTGTTGGTGTAACTCTTACTGCAAGAGGTGCATTAATTTATAATACAACTACAGATGGTGGTTCTAATACAACTGATGCTGTAGCTGTTTTAGATTTTGGTGGTGACAAAACTGCAACTTCGGGAACATTTACAATTCAATTTCCTGCATTTACTACATCCGCTGCAATATTAAGATTAGCATAATTTAAAGGAGGAGCCTCGTGGCTGACATTACAGTTTTAGTACAGTCGCCAGGCTCCGAATATTGGGGCCAATCCACTTGGGGTTCTAATGATTGGGGTGGATCAGGATTATCATTAACAACATCTCAAGGTTCAGTTACAACAACAGCTGACGCAACTGTAAGTGTAACTGGTGTTCAAATTGCATCCTCACAAGGCACAACAGTTGGTGGCACTTCAGCTTTAATTGAAAATCCTGGACCTGTAACTATGTCTAGTGGCATTGGTAGTGCTACGATAGGAATTGGTGTTCCAGTAGGAAGCGTTTCTGCTACGTTCAGTATTGGCACTGCTACTGTAGATGAATCAGAATTAACAGGTATAGGTTGGGGTAGAAGAGCTTGGGGTAATCTTGCATGGGGTGAAGCTTTTTCAGTAATTGCAACAGGACAAACTTTAACATCATCTGTAGGAACTGCTGTCGGTAAAACTGATGTAACAGTTTCTGTTACGAGTGCAGGTCAATTGTCTGGAACTCTTGGAAGTTTCTCACTTCAAATAGATCAAGACATAACTGTTTTTGCAGCAGAGGATCAATTAGATTTTACAATTGGGACTTCTACTTTTGATGCTGATGCAAATGTAACTGTAACGAGTGCTGGTTCTTTAACAGGTTCAGTAGGTACAACTGTTGCAGGATTGAAAACTCCAGTGGATGTTAGTGGTATTTCTGCCACGTTCTCACAAGGATCTTTTACTCTTGTTCAAAGCACAACTGAACCAGTAACAGGTATTCAAGCTACATTCTCTTTGGGTCAACATGCTGAAATACCTGGTCAAATAATTGGTGTCTCAGGCCAACAAATGACAGCTTCAGTTGGGTCTGTATCGGTTACAGGAACTGCTGGTATCGATGTTACCGGAATACAAATGTCAGCTTCTGTGGGCAATGTAAATATCACTGCTTGGGAAGAGGTTGACTTGGGAGTTAATAATGTTTGGACAGAGGTTGATTTGGCAGCTTAATTGAGTTAAAATATTAAAATTACTAAGGAGAATTTTTTATGGGATCAAATTATTCAAGTGACCTAAAACTAGAATTAATGACTACTGGTGAAAATGCCGGTACATGGGGTGATAAAACAAACACAAATTTAAATTTAGTTCAACAAGCAATTGCAGGTTTTGAACAAATTACACTTTCTTCAGGTGGAACAGTTGCACTTGTAATGTCAGATGGTGCACTTTCAACTGCACGAAATATGGTAATTAAATTTGCAACAATTACTGCAGGTTCATCTACAGTTTGTACAGTGCCAGATTCAATAGAAAAATTTTATATCTTTGATTGTAGATTAGTTACTAATCCAAGTAACCTTACAATCAAAACAGTTTCAGGTACTGGATTTTCTCCAGACGCACAAAAAATTTATGCGGCCTATTCAGACGGCACAAATATTACTGAAGTATCTTTAGATACTTTGGGAGGCACAATAGGTACAGCTCAAATAGCAGACGATGCAGTTGATAATGATAAAATCGCAGCAAATGCAGTAAGAGCTGCGCAATTGTCTAACAACGCGGTTACTACTGCTAAAATTGCTGACAATGCAGTATTGACTGCTAAAATTTCAAATAAAAACGTAACCACTGCTAAAATTGCTGACGATGCAGTTGGTGCAGATCAATTAGCAAACACCACTGTTTCAGCTGGTACTTATGCATTAGCAACTATAACAGTTGATGCGCAAGGTAGGATTACTTCTGCTGCTGCAGGATCTGCAGGAGGTGGAGGTTATGTTCCAAATTTAGAAGCTGGTGGTGGACAAACAGGAACTTTTACTGCACAAACTAATTCTTCATCTGTGTTAGCTTATATGGGAGCTGGTGGTGGAGGAACTAATCCACAACGTCAAAACGCAGGTAGAGGTGGTTTTGGAATTTATACAGCGACCTTTTCACAACCATTTAGTGCAAACTATGCAGTTGGTACCGGAGGTGGAACAAACCAAAGTGGTAATGCAACTAATTTTCATAATTTTACTGCTAATGGTGGTGCTATGAGTCCATCTAATCCTGGCAATGCACCTGGAGCTTCTTGGCCAGGTAACAACACTAACTTTCCACAACCCTCAAGAGATGGCAGTGGTATTTATTGGGCTAGAGGATCTGGAGGTGGTCAGATAGGAATGACATCTGGAGTTAATGGTGGACCTGGAAATTTATGGGTTTGGGAGGCGTAAGATATGGCTTACTTATATATTGATAAAAATCATGTAAATGTATGGGGCCATAATATTCTGATAAAAGACGATGTTGAAAAAGCAGCGACCCCTAATGAAAATAATTGTTATAAAGAATTTGATATTTCTGATAGTCAATATGAAGATCTTAAGATGCAAAGAAAGTTTGTAAGATTTAATGACTCTGATCAATTAGAATTTATGGATGTTGAACCAATGACTTGGAACAACGTAGAAGAAATGAATCAATATGTATCTGATAATTTTAGTGGTGACCCAACTGTAGATGGAATTTCCACCGCTACATTAGGAAGAAAAGCAGTTCATGATGCAGTTAATGCAATAGATTGGTCAGGAGAAACTTTTCCTATAACAGGTCATTTTAGAGATCTCTGTGCTGCAAAAGGCATGACTTGGAATCCAAAGGATTTTTAATAAAATTGAACTTTTATAATATTTCTATATTGTGTTTTAATGAACATAATAAAATTTATTGCACCCAAAGATTATTTAGATGCAAAAGATAATTTTCCAAAACCCATAAAAACAAATATACCAGAATGGTTTAAAAAGTTAAATCACTCTGTTGAAAAAAAAACTATTAAGGGTTGCATACCTTTTTTAGAAACTTTAACTACAGGATATTTATTAAGACTGCCAGTGGATACAAAAATTGAACACTATGTAGACAATGGTAGTTTAAATACGTCCATAGATGAAATTAAAAAAGGTGTTAAGAACCAAATGGGTTTGAACATAGGAACAATAGGGTATCATCCAGTTGAACAAGTTACAGGCTGTCCCTTTGAAAAAAAAAATGGAGAGGGTAGAGTCTTTCACAAAATTGCTAACCCTTGGACTATAAAAACTCCACCAGGATATTCTTGTTTATTTGTTCCTCCACTTAATAATTCAACTCAAGATTTTTTTGAAATTATACCAGGCATAGTTCATACAGACACTTTTGAATTAGAAATTAATTTTCCAATCATATTAAATGCAGAAAAGTATAAAAATATAAATACTGTATTTAAAAGGGGACTACCGTATGTGCAAATAATACCATTTAAAAGGGATAATTGGCAAATGAAAATTGAAACAAAAAATAATAAAAAAGCTAGTAAAAATTTTTTACATTGGACACTATCTTTTATACATAGATACAAAGAAAAAATATATAATAAAAATAAAACTAAATGGTCTTAGAAGAATTAAAATATATAAGTATTGTTAAAAACGCGTTACCTAAACAAAATTTTGATAGATTATTGAAATTTTTTGATAACGATATGATTGAAGAAGAAGCTAGAATTGGATCTGGTAAAGAGGGGAAGGTTGATGAAAATATTAGAAAAGTTGCTATGCACTGGTTTCGACCTGATAGTGAAAAAATGACTGACGTTTATTGGTATAATTATTTAAGAAAAATATTTGCTAATCATGCAATACAATTTTTTACACAAAGAAATATAAATCATTCATTTTCCGATCAATTCGAAATACACTTATTAAAATATTATGAAAATAATTTTTACAACATGCATTCAGATTATGCTAAAAATACACCTAGAGAATTAAGTTTTTCTTTATTACTAAATGATGATTATAAAGGTGGTAATTTTATATTTTTATTTGAAAATAAAGAATATCCCGTTACTATAGAAAAAAATGATTTGTTAATATTTCCAAGTAATTTTATCTATCATCACAGAATAGATAAAGTGTCTAAAGGTGTACGAAAGGCAGTTGTAGGATGGATTTAAAAAATAAAAAATATTTAATTTTAAAAAATTTTTTAAGCGAAGAAGTTAGAATGTTGTTAGAAAATCATTGTAAAATAGCGCATAGAAATAACAAAGATCAATTTAGTTCATCTGATGATGTTACTGAAGGTGACAGTTATTTTTATGCAGATCCAATTATGGAAGCTCTACTTATACAAAAAGGACCAGAGATAGAAAAAAAATTAGGTGTTGAATTGTTACCTACATATAGCTTTTGGAGAATGTATACAAAATATTCTTGTCTAGTAAAACACTCTGATAGACCTAGTTGTGAATATAGTATTAGTGTTTTTATTGGTGGTGATCAAACACACAAATGGCCCTTTATTGCAGATGGTAATAAAATTAATATTGATCCTGGAGATGCTATATTTTACAAAGGATGTGAAGTAAAACATTGGCGCGAAGAATTTTTAGGGGATTATCAAGCACAACTTTTTTTACATTACGTAGATAAAAATGGACCTAATGCTAATTGTGTGTTAGACGGTAGATTAATGTTAGGACAAAAAATTTGAAATTAGAACAAAAAAAAGACGGGTCTATAAAAATACATTTTTCCTGGAAAGATATTATTTCAATTATAAAAAATAAAAAAACTTTAAACTTTGATACCAAATTAACAAAAGCAGCAATAACTGTTGCTATGACTTTCTTTGTAAATTTACATGCGAAATTGCCAAAGGACATTCAAAGCAAACCTTCAGATCAAGAGGACATAGATAAAATCCTAAAATAGTGTTATAATATGCTATGCCTTTAACAAATGTACAAATAGCACCAGGATTCAATAAACAAGTAACCCAAACAGGAGCTGAGGGTCAATGGACGGATGGTGATTTCGTTAGGTTTAGATATGGACTACCTGAAAAAATTGGTGGTTGGGAACAAATTGTAAATGGTAAATTAGTTGGTGCAGCTAGAGAACAATTTATATGGGCAGATCTTGATGGCAGAAGATACGCAGCAATTGGAACTAATAAATTACTAGTTGTTTATTATGAAGGCGCTTTTTATGATATTACTCCTTTGGACACTGCATTAACAGGTTGTACTTTTACCACAGCAAATACGTCTGCTAGTGTTACTGTAAACAAAGCTGCGCATAATTTAGAACCAGGAGATTTATTTACGTTTACAAGTGTTACACCTCCTACAGGAGCTGGATACTCCTCATCAGATTTTGAAACTAATACTTTTCAAGTAGTCACTGTCCCAACTAGTGATACATTTACAATTACTATGGCATCAGCTGCTGGAACTACAGTGGCTGCTAGTGGTTCGGCTCAAGTTAATCCTTACGTGAAAGTAGGATCATTAACTCAAACTTATGGTTTTGGTTGGGGCACTGCTTTGTGGGGTGGTGGCCAACAAGTTTTCTCAACTTTAAATGGCGGATTAAATGATGATACTGCAGGGACAGGTGGCTCAGGCACATCAATAACACTCGCATCAACCACAGGTTTTCCATCTACAGGCACTATTAAAGTTGGGGCTGAATTTATTTCTTATACTGGCACTACATCTACAGAGCTGACCGGTATCACAAGAGCTGTTGCTGGTACGAGATCAGCTCATACAAGTGGTGCGGGGGTAGAATATTTTACTGGTTGGGGTGAAGCTTCTTTGTCTCAAACATTATCAATAGATCCTGCTTCTTGGTCTCTTGATAATTTTGGTCAACAACTTATTGCAACAATTAAAAATGGTAGATCTTTTTCTTGGAATCCTATTAACGCAGATTCAAATGCTTTACAAACAAGAGCAGTGGTAATATCTAATGCACCTACTGCATCTGTAATGTCATTAGTTTCTGATAGAGATAGACATTTATTTATGCTTGGAACTGAAACAACAATCGGTAGCACAGGGACTCAAGATAAATTATTTATTAGATTTTCAGATCAAGAAAACATTTCTGATTATACTGCAACATCAATCAACACAGCTGGATCTTTTAGATTAGACTCAGGAACAAAGATAGTAGGTGCAGTTAAAGGTAAAGATTATACTCTTGTACTTACTAATACAGCGGCATATGTAATACAATTTGTAGGTCCACCATTTACATTTTCAGTAAGACAAGTCGGATCTAATTGCGGAGCTATAGGACAACACTCTATTAAATATGTTAACGGTGTAGTGTATTGGATGGGTGAAGCTGGTGGTTTTTTTGTTTACGATGGGACTGTAAAAGCTTTACCATGTTTAGTTGAAGATTTTGTATTTACCACTAAGGGCGATAACTTAGGTATTAATTATCAAAATGGAGAATCTGTGTATGCAGGATTGTATACTTTATATGAAGAGGTTGTTTGGTTTTATCCTAAATCTGGTAGTGATAATGTTGATAGGTGTGTTACTTATAATTATCAATCTGGAGTTTGGACAACAGGCTCTTTAGCTCGAACAACCTATGTAGACGCTAATCTATATGATAATCCATATGCTACAGAATTTACCGCTACAGGTTTACCAACATTTCCTACAGTTCAAGGCGTAACAAATATTAACGGATCCACCATATACTATGAACACGAAAAGGGTAACAATCAAGTAGATGCAGAAGGTAATAAAACTGCGATACCAGCATTTATACAATCTGGTGATTTTGATTTAGATGTGGAAGGTAATGGTCAATTTTTTATGAGTATGCGAAGGTTTGTGCCAGATTTTAAAGTTTTAACAGGTGATGCACGAGTAACTATTAATCTTAGAAACTATCCAACGGACACCGCATCCTCATCACCGTTAGGTCCTTTTACAATAAACAGTTCTACAGATAAGGTTGATACAAGGGCAAGAACTAGATTTGCCAACCTTAAAATAGAAAATACATCAACCGATCAAAGTTGGCGTTATGGTACTTTTAGAGCTGATATACAACCCGATGGTATGAGAGGATAATGGAAAACGAATTTAATAATGAATTAGGTTTTGGTATGCAACCAATGGGTATAGCCACTCTTGGTCCTGAGCCAATTTTTATTCCTGATGCAAGGACTATAGCTCAAAATATAATTAAACAAAAAGCTTTGGATACTATTGGACGAAAGGTTGGTTTACCTGCTCTAGGACAAGTAATGGGTTTTAATCCTATACTTTCAAGCACATTAGGTCTTTCAGCTTTAGGGCCGGTGGGTTTAGGAATCGGTGCTATACAAAATATAAATAATAGAATTCAATCTAGCACATTTGGAAGATCTGCAACTATTTCAAGTTATCTTGCAAATAAAAGAGCTGAGAAAGCTGCTAAGAGAGATTTTGAAAGAGATAAACAAGGTGATGTGCGAACTGTACCAGCTAGAATAATGAACATTCAACCTACTGCTCAAGACACTGCCAGAGGTCAAGGAGGAGGTGGAGGTGGAGGAAATTATGGAATGCCTGGAAGAGCTGCAACCGGTTATCAGGACTTATAATGGCAAGAATAGATATCGTAATACCTGAACCTACTGTTGAGTATACAGAAGAAAATCAAAGACAAGTAACTCAGTCTTTACGAACTATGCAAGATAAGTTAAATACAACTTATCAACAAGAATTAAAAAACGAACAGGATGCTTTTAATTACTTTTTATCATGACAATTAGATACAAAAATCAAGGTTTCAAACAGGCTAGTACAGGTAAGACAACAGTGTTTACTTGTCCTAGTGATGCAACGGTCATTGTTAAAAGTGTTTATTGTGCCAACAGTGATGCTTCCTCTGCTATTTTAGTAAACATGAATTTTGTAGATTCATCTGACTCAAACACTGAGTATGAATTTTTTCGAGATGATTTAGCTGCTAAATCGCAAGTCAACGCTACACCACAAGGATTAAATCTCGAAGCAGGAGATGCAATAACGGTACAAGCAGCTACAGGTAGTAACACAATACAAGGTGTCATAAGTTATGCGCAATTAGATAGATCGCAAGAAAATGGCTAGACAAAAATTCGTTCATTACGTCCCACGTCCAAAACCTCGTAAACGTCCAGGTCGTCATAAAAAAAGACTTAACAAAAGTGAAAAAAGATCGTATAAAAAATACCACCGACAAGGTAGAATATGACAAAAGACTTACCAAAGATACCAGCAGAGGCAAAAGAAATTATTAAAAACAAAAGAACAGGAAAAATATATGCTTCTAAAATTGATTTTGATGCTGATGTTAATGATCCCAATACTGATACTACTGCTGATGATTTTCGACAAGACTTAGAAATAAAAGTTACTAGAGTCAATATTGAGGCATTTACAAAAAAATAAAATGAAACAAATTTTATTTGATGTTCCCCTTTGGAAGTGTCCAATAGACCCAACAAAAATAGGATTAGAAAGCAAAAATTTTAAAAATTGTTTTGATTCTAAAACTTTATCTAGCTTCGCAGGTATTAACAACTGTACAGAAGAAGGTCATAAATATTTAATTGAAACAATAATGAATGAATTAAAAAAAGATTTAAAAGTTTGGAAATTAGTTAATTTAAGAGCATGGAGAAATATATACAAAGATAGTTTTCAGGATAGACATAATCATGCAGGAAGTCACTTTACTTTTATAATTTATGAAAAAATACTAAAACCACAGACTGTTTTTTACCACCCTGCCAATGATTTAATTAATGCTTCTGAAGGGGGAGATTACTATAAGTTATCTCATGAGTTAGAGGCAGATAAAGACACTATTTTTATTTTTCCTGGATACTTGGATCACATGGTCAGATTAACAAAAGAAGGTATGTCAATATCAGGAAATTTTGACGTTATACCGCATCCAAACAAAAAATTAGGTTTAGACACTGGCGCTGGTTTTTAATGAAATTTTTAGGTCTTCGTTTGTGCGATCACGATTCTTCAATTACATACACTGACGGTGTAGAGATAAAATATTTTAAACCAGAAAGACACAAACAAATAAAACATTTTGCTTATGAAAATTTAATAGATTGGGTAGATGACGCTAAAAATTTAGGTATTAATTTAAAAGATTTAACTGCTGTAGCTATGGTTATTGATGTACACAAACATCCTTACCTTAATAAAGAAGATCCGCAAAAACTTTATGAATTGATTAAAATACCTTATAGTCCATTTACAGAATTAGTTTGTCCAATTTTTAGAATAGATCATCATTATGCACATAGCTTATCCTCGTGGATGTTAACGAATGTTAAAGATCATCTTATATTAGATGGGTTTGGTGATTTAAAAAGATCAATAAGTATTTTTAATAATGAAAAAAGAACAAAATCTTATACATTAGATCAGGTAGGATCATTTGGTATGTTCTTAGGGGAGATAGGAGAACCATTTCAAATCAAAGGGCATCCAGATGATATAGCTGGTAAGGTCATGGCTCTCCAATCTTTTGGTAAATTAGACGAAAAATATTTCAATCATATTAAAGATTTGTCTTTTGAAGATTTAAACTATGTAGGTAACTTTGGTAATTATTTTAAAATCTATGAAAGTTCAATTGCATGTAAATTTAATTTAATTAATTTTTTATCTACTGTGCATCATTTTGCAGAAAGTAAAGTTCCTTCTTTTGTATCTAAATATTTTACTAATGACACTGCATTTACTTATTCGGGTGGTGTTGCACATAACATTTGTATTAATACTAAACTTAAAGAAAATTTTCCAAATATGATAATTCCTCCACATTGTGCTGATGAGGGTTTATCATTAGGGTGTGTTGAGTTTTTACGAAACTATTACAAACAACCATCTTTCTCTAAAAATAATTTTCCGTTTTGGCAAAGTGATGAAGCACCTAAAACAAAACCGTCTAGTAAAACAATTAATCATATAGCCGATCAACTTGCGAAAGGTAAAATAGTAGGTTGGTATCAAGGTCATGGTGAGATAGGACCCAGAGCTTTAGGTAATAGATCGATACTTATGAGTCCTGAAATACAAAATGGTAAACACATTATTAATCAAAGAGTAAAACATAGAGAGGACTACAGACCTTTTGCTGCTTCTATTAAATCAGAAGCTACACAGAAATATTTTGATTGGAAACATGACAGTAATTTTATGAAATATAGTGTTAAATTTAAGGATAAAATATTTGCTCCAATTTCACATATCGACAACACGAGTAGAATTCAAACTGTTGATGAAAGCCATCATATATTTTATGAACTGCTTGACAAATTCGAAAATAAAACAGGACTACCTATGTTATTGAATACATCATTAAATGATAACGGTAAGCCAATTGCAGGTTGTCCACAAGACGCTTTAAATTTATTTAAACAATCTGATCTTGATATTTTAGTAATTGGAGATAAGGTGATAAAAAAATAAATTTATGGAACCTAGAGGCGCAACAGAATTACAACATGAATTGTTAAATAAATATGTTTCAAAAGATTTATTAGATAAGGTGCAAATATGCACCTCTATACCAGGAAAGGTTCCAATTGATCCTAATAAAGTAAATATATTATGGCAAAAAAATTCATATGATCAAGGTAATTTACAAAAATTTTTTTTAGATAAGGGGAGGCATCATGAATATGATTGGTATGTTTTCAACTCTCATTGGAATTATGAAAAATTTAGATATTTTTTTCAGCTGCCAGAGGATAAATGCATAGTAATTAAAAATGGCACTGATAATTTTCCTAAAATAAATCAATATAAAAAAGGTGACCCCATAAAAATTATACATCATTGTACACCTTGGAGAGGTCTTAACGTTCTATTGTTTGCTATGCAAATGTTAAAAAATAAAAATATTACATTAGATGTATATAGTTCATGTGAAATTTATGGTGATGAATTTACCAGAGATCATGGCAAAGATTTTATTCCTTTAATAGAACAAGCTAAAAAATTACCAAACGTGAATTACATTGGTTACAAACCAAATGAATATATTAAAGAACACATGAGTGATTATCACTTGTTTGTTTACCCGTGTATATTTGAAGAAACTTTTTGTGTGTCTGCATTAGAGGCGTTAGCATCTGGTTTACATGTAATTACGACTAATTTTGGTGCATTACCTGAAACCTGTGCTGAATGGCCTGTGTACGTTAACTACTCAAAAAATCATGAGTTGTTAGCGTCCTCAACAGCAGCTGCGATAGATGTTGCAGCAGATTATCTACATGAAGATTACATACAAGAATACTTACAGCAACAACAAGATTATTACAAAAAATTTTATAGCTGGGAAAAAAAGGCTCAACAATGGACCAACTTTTTACAAGGAGCTATCAGTGTCAAACGATAAATTTATTAATGAAGACACTTATCAAACATTACAAGATACAAGAATAGAACCGCAATCTGATTTTGATAAAGCTATTAAGCCTTTATGGAAACCGAACACCGGACCAATGTCAAAAATAAAAATATTTTTAGGCACACCAGTTCATAGTGATGTATCAATACATTACACTCAAGCTTTACTTGAGTTTCAGGCAGAGTGTTTTAAGAAAAAAATACATGTTCAATTTCAGTTGATGAAATCATCTTTAGTTACACAAGGTAGAAATTTAGTGGTCGCAGGTTTTTTAAGCACAGATTGTACTCATCTTTTGTTTATTGATTCAGATATTTACTTTCAAGCAAAATCTATATTTGCAATGTTAGATGCTGATAAGGAAATTATTTCTGTGCCATACCCTTTAAAAACTTTAATGTGGGACAAAGCTTTTAATAAGATGAGAGAGGGTAAAATAAAAAAACCTGATGATATAAGACGAGCCTTGCACACTTACCCTATGAAAGTGCCTGATGATAAAGATATTAAGGTTAAACAAGGAGTTATGGAAGTTACCGACTCGCCTACTGGATGTATGTTGATTAGAAGAGAAGTTATTGAAAAAATGATCAAGGCTTATCCAGACAAAGCTATTGTTCAAAAGACAGTTATAAATGGTGAATATGTTGATAAACCTAATATGTGGAATTTTTTTGACACATTACATGATCCTGAAACTAAAAGCTTTTTAGGTGAAGATTTTGCTTTTTGTAATCTTTGGAGAAATCTTGGTGGTAAATGTTATGCATATATCAATGATTCTATAGTCCATGTTGGGGAGCATCAGTATCAAGGTCGATTCTATGATGAGTTGATATCTTCTAAGTAAAATGGTAATATTAAGCTTTTAGATCTAAAGGAGAATATATTTAATGGGTGCATTAGCTTTTTTACCATACGCGTTAGCAGCTTACGGAGGCTTACAAGGATACAGACAAGCAAAGGATTCAGGGGCATCTGGTATTGGAAGATTGTTAGGAGCTGCAGGTGGTGCTTATGGTGGTTTTCAATTAGGTCAAGTTGGAGGTTTTGCACAACAAGCAGGATTTAGACAACCAAGTTTTTTACAAAATATTCCAGGATTTACACAACAAAGACCAGGAGCATATCAATTGCCTCCAGGTGCAGGTAGAGATCCAAGTAAGGCTTTAGGCTTTCCAAGTGGATCATCATTACCCTCAGCAGATCCAGGTATGGTAAATACAAGATCAGTTACTGATTTATTGTTAAGAAAAAAAGATCCCACAGAGGGTTACGATCCAATTAAAATATCAGCTCTTGTTGGTGGTATTCCCCTAGCATTAGGTGCATTTGATCAACAACCTACAGATGTCTATTCACCAACTTATAATGTGGGTTATGCACAATTAGCTGCGTCAAGACCAGGATATTCTTATATTGATCCTGCATCAGGACAAGAAAAAAAATATGAAGGTGTTTACATACCAGAGGCGGATCCAAGAAATCAAGGAGCCTTTCGTATGGGTCCATTTGCGATGGAAAGAACAAGATTAAGAACTGGTGGACTAGCAGAAATAAAAAAATTTAACGAGGGTGGAATAAATTATTTACCTTCAAAAGTTTCCCATGATGAGAACGATGCAAATAATTATATTCGTGCACATGG